CCCCTGAAAGTTTTGGAGGTAAGATGATATCCAAACCTGCACATAGGGCTAGTGGGGTTTGCCAAGTGCGTACATTGGCCTTGGCCCAAACAGTTTTCTTGCTGGCGTAACTAGATGCAGTTAGGAAGCTAACTGTGTGACTCTGAGGTTTGAAACTAATTACGGGGTTTTCCTCTATAATACCCTCGGTGTTACATGTAATTATCCTACGCGTCCTGCCCTTCACTGCTTGTTGGACAGACTCGGTGATATGGAATATTAAAGCCATGTCAGCATCCTCGGATCGGTTACTGCCATGGTAAGCATATGCATAGGCCCAATCAAAGTAAGCTTTCTCAAGGACCGCGGGAAAGCGGTAGTTAAACACTCCGGGAATAGTTTCGGTCCTTATGGCAGAGGCTCCTACAGAAGTCTGTATCTTAATAGAACGCCACTTATCTACAGGTTTAATCTCTACGAGAGAACCGCAACCCGACTTAGAGCCCACCTCTGAACCGGGGACGATGACGCTCTTCGTAATAGTCAACATGGCGTCTAGTTGACTATCGTAACGATCCTCCCTAAGTATAGGAAATTCATCTATAGTCTTTGTAGTTCTGATCGCGTCACCTCCACCCATAGGAGACACTTGGGAGCCCACCACTAAAAACCCAGAATCAGCGGAAGCAGTGTCTGCTACTAGACTGATGTCTACATCCACGATACCCCCACCCAAGAACGTAGACATTTCACTGCCGTTGGCTGGGTCAGAGGCTCTTACCTTGCGGTTAGCCGCCCATACAGCATCTACTCCGTCGGAGTCTGTCGTAACTACCCTTTTGGTAAATTGGGGTTCATTCTTGGGGGCCGGTTCAGTTTGAGATAACTCAGAGGTGTCCGTCTCTATAAAACCCACCCGATTAGTTATGGATGTATTGTTAACACCCGCTCGCAGGGCGAGGCGATTTTCGGTGTTATCCCATAACTCTTCGTCAGTAAGTCTTGAACTACGTTGAAGCACAATCCCCGGCTCAATGGAATAGGCCAGCCTATCAGCCTCTCGCCTAGTTTCGGAACCTTCTTCGCCCCGAGCCGTACCCGTTTCGGAGACGGCTCGTAGTTTTTCGGACTTGTAGTAAAACCGCTGAATTATTATGAAATAGGCATCTATGGTACTATCTCGGGTTCTGAGGATATTCTCCTCCCTAAACTTAAAATCTGTAAAACGCGAATCCGCCGTCCCTGCTGTGGGGGCGGCGTAAGTATAAGATTGATAAGGCGCCGCGTTACCTAAAAACTGAGCCCGGGGAATTATATACGTGCGAGTTAACTGTTCGTCTCCCTCAATCTCAAAATTATACTCATCTTGATCTGTAAAAGTTCCGTTAGGGTTGGACGTAGGTACGGAAGTGCCTCGGGCGCGTGCATAATACCAACGTTGCCACCCATCTTCAGCCTCAGTGGCTGGGCGTATTAAAACTAACTTATGGTGGGGATAAGTTGTGGCGTCTGGGTGGGCGGTACCGTACGCAGGGGGATTTTTGTATTTGGGGAGCCTACCATCACGCAACTCGTAGAAGATGAGGTCCGCAATCTCCGGGGATACGAAGTTTACGACCCTCTGCTTACGCGGGGGTGGTGATGGAGGTTGGGGCATGGGACGAAATTAAACCAACGTGACAGTCACATCGGACTCTTTGTCAAAAATGTACCTGTTCCCCGACGCATCATAACCACTAATAATATTGTTAGTGGTATCTATGTTGCACGTCGTAAGCTCAAACCCCATATCTACGCCTGAATTCACTGCCACAATGTCCATAACCCCGTTGGTTATCTTCACGTAGTGTACAGTGGCTCCAGCGTTAACTTGAATGCCTGCAGTATATCCGGTCATAACAGTAGTAATTAACCATATAATCGACGAATCCCCAACAACCTATTTGCGGGGTACTCAGATATAGTAACTGCGTTGTTCTGGTTTCCCCCTAAAATCTTTATCTTCCCGTCGCTATGTCCCGCGTAAAGGCCGACGTGTCCGCTGGCCCCCTCAGGAGTTCCCCTCCATAAGATCACAACATCGAATCCGGGGACTGCCCGCGTCAAAGAAATAGGTTTTCCCACATTCAGCCAGCTCCTAGCCATGAGATTCTTGGACCTCGGTAGCCTTAGATGCCATGCAACCCAGTTCATAAACCCTGAACACCACGGAACTTCATCGTGTTGGGGCCAATCGTTATCTAGCTGGAGCATAGCTAATAGGAGGGGGTTATCCTCCGTTCCGGGGACTTCCTTGATCCCTACGTAGCGCATAGCCAGATCGTAGGCTGTTATGGCCATTCCCGACTCTTTTGGTGGGGATGGGGACTTTTTACGGAAGAATTTTTTCCAAAACATGTTACTCAGGGAAGGGGGTATCGAAGAACTCAAGTTCCACATACTGACTCTCTCGCTTCAATATACGGTAAATTTTAGGGGTCCAGTAACTGCCTGAACGAGACTCATTATAGCGGTGTGACTCCTCACGATCTTTAATTTCGTAGTTTTCGACTCGGAGGTCGTCGTCGTGGGGAATGTGGTGAACATAATCGTACACCTGTGTACGGGGTCGAACCTGTAAAGGTGAGCCTCCAAATGTTCCCCGGTCTATATTGCCGTGAAGTCGTTTATATAAATCATTATCATCATATCCCCACCCTTGAAAGTTTTCATTGTACCCTAGAAAGTCCTTCTTGTTTACAAGCATGAGGCCACAGAAATGGGGTGAAGTGCCAAGTTCTACGCCTGTAACAAAGTACTTATTTAGCTCTCCCCCCTTTAACTCTAGGTTGTCCACCCACCCTCGGTTAAGGCTTACATAGTCGCAGTCCAACTTAAGTAGTATTTTGTTCTCTGGGTCCGTAAACTTAAAAGCTAGGTTATAGGACTTAGCTAAGTTGAACACCTTTTCCCCCCTTACCCGAACTAATTTGATTCGTGGGTCGTTGTCCATCAAGCCACACAAAAACTCATTATCCAGTAATGGGGTTTTAGAAGACCAGTCAACAATGACGATGTCTCCTATTTCCTCGTACTTCAACCAAGAGGGTAAACCTTTCGCAAGGTTGTACTCCCGGTTCATGCAGGAAAATATTGCTGATATCATTTATCCCCGGAACCTATGATTATAGCACGCCTGTAACTGTGATCCGAATGCCACTTATGGTTTTTCCTACCCACAAGTCGGCCTTCTACGAATTGATACTCCTGCCCCTCAATCAAGGTGACAGTAGGGGGATCATAAAGTGCGCTCTTGTTTAAGTCGCTTCGCGAGTCGTTCGATGCGCAGCTTTGAAACAGGAGAAGCATCAGCGGCAAGCTCATCCACCTCATCCTCCATTTTATAGATATAGGTTCTCTGTCGCCACTTTGCATAAGCTATGTAGGCCTCAAGGGCCGCTTTTATGAGCTTAAAAAAGGTCACTTGCCGCGCTTATTGAGAACTGACCAAACCAGTCCAATAAGAGTGACAACTGCTCCGACGCCCGTTTGTACTTCCTCCCCAGAGGCTAGACCTCTCTCGGCCACGAAGCCTCCCATAAATGTCAGGACATGGCGTACTACTCCCAGTATTGCTTCTTTACTCATTTTTTCTTTTTGATTAGATGATAAAGGCTCACTAGAGCCACTGCTATCCCTAACAATCCACCAAGGATTTGAATTGTCCATTCTAATTGCTGTTGGTAGGGACTAATAACAGCTAAAGCAGACCCCAGCAAGCCCGTAGCTCCTTTAGACAAAATTTCACTTGTAGACATACACAAAATATCCCCAATGGGCATCAATGACTATACCATAAAAGTAAGGTGCCTGCGACCCATTTGAGCCGCAGGCACCCGTGTAATCACCATTAAGGTAATCCTTATGTCGATCTTACAGACCTCCTGTGATGGAAGCTCCGGCACAATCCAACTTAGTAAGAGGATCGCAACGCTTATGCCTAATCACGTAGCCCCACTGAGGCTTGACTGGCTTGGCCGCGTTGGCCAGAACTCCGCGGAAGTATCCCCAAGAGCCATCGGGGTTCTCGACACGATCCTTAATGTTAAGGAAGTCGAACTTACCACGATAAGTCAGAGGGTTGAACTTCACGCCTGAACCTGCGTTAGCGATAGGTGTTGGAATCAATGATTCCATAACATCTGTGTGGAACACGATGGTATCCTCGTAATCGGCAGTCTCATAGTCTGGGTTAACAATGTAACGGCTGTTAGAACCAACCTTACCAGTCCAAGAAGAGTCCACAATATAAGGTGCCACTTCAACCCACTGGGCCATGTCGCCTCCGGTTCCGGTGCCTGTGTAGGCAGAGTTATATGTATAACGCTTCGGAAACGGATCAATGAGGTGGTAGAACCCGCGATAAGAGCGCTCAACGCCAAGAGGCTTAAGAAGCTCACTTACCTGTGGGCTGTAACGGAAGTCGTCACGAATCTCACTCTCGCGGATAATCTTGTCTGAGGACTCAGCACTGGTGATGATGGTGAACACCGGGCGACCGTTTTCACGGCCCATCGGATTAATTCCAGCTCCATCACGCACAAGTTGCATGTAGACTCGGTCAAGAAGACCTTGTGTAAGACGGGAAATCGAGGCTGTAACGAGGTCGGTGCCACCGTCCTGAGTAGGCATACCAGTGCCTCCCATGTTGGTGCCTGAACCTGACAGAAGCGTTGAGCCACCTGCAGTCGTAGAACCAGCTATGATGTGGTTCCCGGCCCATGACTCATATTGGTCACGGTAACGGTTCTTCCAAGCCCATGACACGTTCTCGACAAGGTTGTCGTAGACCGCTTTAAGCTGTTCCCGGAAGCGATATCCCATACGAACTCCGTGCACACAAATAGGAGCCGACTCAATGGCGGTGTGCGCCAAGCCGTATGTCCTAGTAGTCTGCGCGTTGTCAATCTCAGTCGCGGTAGGAATACAGAAAGTGGTACTATCACTGTTGATGTTAGACCAGCTCTGTGAAGCCGCAAGAGTGCGCTCGTAAGTTAAGACACTAAGAGTGTCTCCCATTTCGTTTGGCCATGCTCCTTGCTTAACAAGCTTGAGCCATGGCGAGGTGTCGATTGTACGACGGTAGATGTCCCCAGAAATCCTGCCAGTCTCTTCCACCAGAAGGTGGGAGATACTCAGGTCCGCTGGAGTAGTATCTATAGTTTGTGTAGCCATTTTGCTATATGCCCTCCTCAGGGCGGTTAATTAATATACGCGGATGCGCCCACCCCTACGAGTGTTTAGCATCCGTTTCACTATCTCCCTGAGCCGAGGAGATGGCGGAGAAACCGCCTAGCTCAAATTATTTGTACAGAAATTGCGGAATCTGTGGTTCCATCAGAAGTATACTGCACAACTTTTTAAGTCGCAAAACAAAAAATTCCTAAACCCCTAATCTTTTGGATATGACATCCATAAAGTCGAATCCTTCTGAAGAAGAAGGCTCGGAGGGGGCTACCTGAACCCCACCCCCGGACTCGGCGGCTTTGGGTGTTGCTTTTTGGTAACTGGAAAGCTGTTTTTCTAGGCTGGCTATCTTAGCGTCCTTCGCCCTAATGGCCTTAACCATAGGAGGGAGTAAGGTTCCGGCGGAAACGGCGTACGCTTGGTGGTCTACACCTAAGTCTAAGAAGTTATCCTCAAGTGTCTTTTTTCTAAGTTCCCCCAAATCAGTTCCGTCTAACTCGGGGAGAACAGACTCGAACTTATCGTAAACTTGATTCACGGAGGACTTAGTACTCATTGTATAGTCGTGTAGAGCCTGTTCTTCCTCTTGTTGCTGGTGGTGGTCTAATTCTGCCGCGGCTTCTGCCGCGTACTCCTTGAGTTGTCTATCTCGCTCAAAGATGGCTTGGGCATCGTCCACCATTCTATAGAGCATCATCTTATCGCGGTCACCCATCTCGGCCGCGACTTCTTCTAAATTCTTGTTTTGACGCTCGATGTTACTCTCGGACAAGATGTCGAGTAAAACTCCGGGGTCTTTCTCGTTCCTCTCCGCCAAAGCCTCCGTGGCATCCATTATAGACTGTAACGGTTCAGCTACTGTCCGTTTATACTCGGCAGAAGTCTCCACCCTAGATATAGACAGTTCACGCTCATATGCCTCAATGGCCTCTTGTTGCGCGTGCAACTGTTGCTCTAACTGCTCGGTACCCTCAGTTACAGGGGTTTCAGTGATCTGGCCCTCTAACTCAGTGGCTCTAGCTCTAGCATCGGCTAACTCAGATCGAAGTTCACCCCACTTGGCTACAGCTTTCTCATCCAATGTTTCACTTAAATCGTCAGGAGAAGGGAAGTCATCGACTAAATCAGTTGCGGGAGACTCTTCCTCTGTATCTGGTGAAGTTGTCTCCTCTGTAGTTTCTGGCGCAGTTTCTGGCGCAGTTTCTGGCGCAGTTGTTTCGGAATCACCCTCCAACGCATCCCCAATAAAGTCCAGAAAACCCGTGTCATCACTAGGTTCAGGTTGCATTTCAGCGTCCAGAGCACTTAGAGACTCCTCAGTACTAGGGATAGTTGGGGCCTCGGCAACGGGAGTTTCCGGGGCTTCTGCTTCTGTGGCTACGGCTTCTTCACTCATCTTCTTCTATAGGTTGTATATAATCCCACTCAGGTAACTGATCCTGAACTTTTTTGAAGTGTAACGTGGGGAGTCTTTGTATTAAGTGTAGGGCTGTGTGGAACCCTGCTTGGAAAGATTGCCTCTTCGCAGTCTGCTCCAAAGATTCCCCCATAACCACAACAGGGGTGGCTTGGGATTCTAGTACCCTCAACCCCCGCTCAAACTCGGGGGTTAGTATAAAATCTTGCCAAGCGGCTCTACCAGCTTCGTCGCCTTGCCACTTTTTAACTAGACCTTCCATCTAGGAATCATTATCCCACTCTCGCTTTTTTGCAAACCCGTATTTAATATGTTCTTCAAAATCTCCGCCACAATCACACCCACACCCCTTATTTACAGGGTAAAGGTCAATATATTCATCTCCACTACCTGAGCCACTACCTGAGCCACTACCTGAGCCACTACCTGAGCCACTACCTGAGCCACTACCTGAGCCACTACCTGAGCCTGACTCCATATAACCTGTCCAGTGGTAGCAATCTACCTCCCCGGACATGTCTGAACCGCCGCTTCCTGTGTAGCCAGAGCCACTGCCAGAGCCACTGCCCGAGCCACTGCCCGAGCCACTGCCCGAGCCACTGCCTGTATATCCTGAACCACTTCCTGTCATCGTAAATAATCCCTAATATCTGTCGCGGCCTTGGCGTCCGATAGCTGGCGCTCCTGTTCGGCCTTCTGTAGTTTAATCATCATCTCAGCTTGATGCTTCTCCTGCATCATCTGAAGTTTAAGTCGATGCTCTATAAGTTTTTCCTGTTGTTCTGGAGTAACTTGGGGTTGTCCTTCCTCCCCTTCGGGGCCCGGCTCCCCAACAGGGCCTTCCTCGGCGGCCTCGCGTTGAAGTTTAGCTAGTTTCTTCTGCCCGTTAATAATCAACTCAGACACTTGCTGGAGTCTCTGGTTATATTGGGCAACTTGGTCGGCTATCGTTGGGTCTTGTTGAACTTGCTCCAAGTGTTGTACGGAGTGCTGGAACACATTCATAGAACGCATGGCGGCGTCCTCAATTTCCATCTGACCTTCTTCCACGGCGGTAAACATCTGCTCCACTATAGGTAAGTGTATATCCAAATGGATTGTATGTATCTCGTTCGGGAAGACTTCAATCTCTCGGCCTTCAAGCAAGTGTTCTGTCTCAAGTTGAGCGACCTTAGCGTCAATCGGGATACGCTGATCTGGTCGGGCAGGTATGTAACGGTCAGCCGCATCGTGTCCGACAAGAGCCGCTACTTGATCACGGAATAAATTATGTCTACCCTCTGCGTCGAAAGTCCCGGCGAATTCATTCAACTGCTGGAGACTGACGGCACGTTTGGCTTGGCTACCACTGCCGACAGCTCTTACGGAACGCGTCTTGCGTATGTCTATGGCAAGCATTGCCTCGGGAGGCACTCCTCTCATCAGACATCTCTCACGGAACTCCATAACAGCATCACCTCCCCCTTCATTAGGAGAGTAGTCTGGTCTAAAGAATCGGCGGGCCACCTCCATATGAAACCTATCCCACGGGTTATAGAACAGGTTGAGCGCGGTAACGTTCAACTTCGCGGCTTCTTCAAGGTGGGCGGCTACTTCGAACCGTGTCCTGCGATCTCCTTTTCCGAAGACCCCCGCCGTTGAGTATTGTCCTGCACGCTCTTGTACCTGCTGAGTCAGGTCGTTGAGCACGGGCATCATGGTTTGTGAAGTGTTTGGGGCCGCGCGGTCCACAAACTTCATGTTGGGTGGTAAAATTGCAAAAGGCCCAAAATAGTTGAACGCGAAGTTCTCCAAAGACCGTTCGTCTTCGGGTTGAACCATCGGAGCTCCTGCAAGCATAGCGTTATCTACTGCCTGTGAACGAATCCGGTTACTGACCTGAAGGTGGTGGTACAATTTGAACCCTAGCCCCCGGATACTGTGGAAACTTCCGTTAGTCCCAATACCATAAGTGAAGAACGTGAATGCTTGGTTGATGTTGTTGTAACGTCCGATCCTCTTGTATAGGAAATCTTTGTTCTCTGCGTCAGAGAGGGTGATGAAATGCGATACCGTTCCGTTGAACTCTTTTACCCACAAGTGGACGAGGGAAACCCGTGCGGCTTTCGCTCCTGCCCAGATATCGTTGTTCTTAATCTCAGCCTGAAAGTTCTCCCAGTCACTGTGAGTGGTCACGGTGGCGGAGGCCTTCATTATAGCTTTGCGGACTTCGGAAACATTCCACCCAAGTTCAGAAGCTACTTCTGGGTCTTCTATGTACTTGTATAGGTCATTTACCATCACGGCTCGGCGGCAAGCCGCTACCTCTAAGGCATCCTCTGTAGCCTGTGTCTGGCGAGGGATAACGATGTCTCCTAGACCTGTGGAACGCCATTGCCAAGAACGTTCATCTTCGAAATAATTAATGCCTACGCCATGGCCTACGAAATGATTGCAGAGGTTTAGGTACTCGTAGTTAAAGCGAGGCCACTTCCGTAACTGAAAAGAATATTCCTCGGACATAATCCGATTCCATTCAATCTGTTGCTTGGGGTCACCAAAGGAAGTCTCCACCCTAACTAGGGTTTCTACCGAGTTTATTAAGTCCACATACGCGGACATGGCATTCTCAAGAAACTTCTCAGCCTCTCCGAAGTTTAAGTTACATCGGAAACCCTGACCGGAGTTTCTAAGAACGGCATCGGAATACGGGGGAGAGCCATCAAACATAGCCTGAACTCTCGCTCGGTTAGTGGCGGAAACCTCGTCGCCGTCGCGTAGGTTTTCGTAAATCTCGTTTGCCGCTTTTACATTTTTAATGCGCGACTTAGGTACCGCCCCAGACTCTTTAATAGTCTCTAGGGATAGGTCGGAAAATTCTTTTAGCCCGGATGACATAATTATCCCACTAATTTGCCACGTAGAGCTCTAAGTATCAAGGAGAGTTCTATGGGAAGACGCAGTAACATCAAGTGACTTCATTTTATTAGCCCAAGTCTTTTGACGACCTGCGTTAACAGAGAACCTCTCTCCCCCCATAAAACCGTGCCTAGACCTGCAAAGGTCGATGACAATGAATGCCGCGTCTGCAATATCCGGTGACCTGCCTACCCGCGCCTTAAAGTCTATCTTTGACTCCACCTTTATTTTTACATTGGTGCCTCGGGTTTCATATCGCCTACCAACCATCTCCCTCGCTAAGTCAGTAGAAATCCCCCGTAACTGGTGTGAGCGCAGTAACTCCTGTCCTTGATACCAAATCTCAGACATTCGGTTGGCGTATCTGTCACAACCCGGAGTCCTATCAGTTGCGGATACAGGTCGGTCGGAGGCTTTACCTGCGAAATTAACAGCTAACACCCTATCAGACCACTCTACGCTCAAGATATCGTGGAATGGGCCTCCCGCCCCGGTAGCGTCACACGCGGCATTTTCAGGTAAAACTCCCCTTTTCTCGCACGCGGCCCTAAACTTTCGGGCGATCTGTACGGAACGTGGGGTGTCTTTATCTGCAACGTTCTCACTTAAAACCTCATAATCATCAAACTGTAGCACTTGAACCCCGCCCTCTTCCCCGAAGGAACCGAAGTAGACTATAGAACGGTCCCCTCCATTAGTGAATGACGGGTCGATAGCGGCGACTTTAGTGGGGGCGCTGTCGAATCTCGCTGGGTTAGACGCCACACCTCTAACTAAGTCTGCCTCAGAATAGACGCCACTATCAACACCGTCGGGACACCAAAATCCTTTATACATGCGGTAGAACAAAAGAGACTTCTCTCCGTAATCTCTTTTTGCGGCCTCTACCGTCTCCCGGGAAGGCATCCACGGGTAAATCTGCTTACCAGCTAACACATTGGGGTTCTCTTCAGCGTTGAACCGGATACACTTTCCCCGAGAGGTTTCCCACTCGGAGTCGTGTTCGGTCACGGACTGCCACCCATCCGCGGGACGGGAAAACACCCCGAAGGCGTCGAAGTGGGAGTTAGGGTTACCTAGACCAACCATTTGGAAGAATGGGTTGGTGGCGAGGTTGGTGTAGGCGGCGTGGATCAAACTCTCGGGGAGCTCGGGGAGCTCGTCGGCCAAAAGGATGAGACGCTTCATTTTTATACCGACTAGCTTACCGATGGCCTCTTTTTCCTTACGTTTCTCAGCGGGAACAAGGACGATCCCGGTAGATTCCCAGACCCCTCCATTCTTAGATAGGCCTTTAATCTGCCCAAGTGATGGGACTAATTTACCGGGTAGCCCCGGAACAGATGACCACAACTCGGTAATTGACTTCCAAATACGTCGCCGCGCCTCCCGTAGCGTGGTTGACGTGGCTATAACAAGGGTATTATAGGGGTCGGCTAAGTAATTAATAACCCCCCACAACGCCATGGTATCGGACTTACCGGAGGAAGCACACCCTGCAATGGACAGATACTGGTTCTCGCAGGCCTCATAGATCATGTCTTCAGCCCACGGCGACCATATAAAATTACGGGAGGCGGGTTTCTGAGGATCATTCCACAGCAAGTCCACGGCGTTCTTGAAGTGTTCAAACTTACCCAAACCCCCTTGTTCTGGCCCCCTGTCGTGCAGGAAGGCGTGTAATTCCATGGTTACTTCGTTGGTTCCATCTGGGAATGTAAACCCATATCGGGAGATAGGCACAGATGAAGATACACTTTTTTGTTGCTAAATCAAGGTGGACGGATTAAATACCTACCATGGCCAGAGAAGGTAGCATAGAAAACCCGACAAAAGTCACGTTATACATGCCTAAAAACACTGTAAGACGTGGTAAAAAGTATGCCTCTGAGACAGGCAGTTCATTAAGTCAGCTAGTCACAAACCTCGTAGAAAAAGAGGTCGGGGATGAAATCCCAGTGACTGTAAGGCTTAACAGGACGTGGTGGGAGAAAGCTTCTAAAAAGGCCGACGCTAACGGAATGACTCTGGAGAACTTTGTCCAGAAAATGTTGCAGGGTAATGAAGATTCTGGGGATTGATCCGGGGGTCGGCGGTGGGGCGGTTATGCTCCTAGACCGAACCCCCCTAAGCATTGTATCTTATACAACTGAGCAAGACTTTATCACATTCGTGGAAGAGATGGCTCGGGGCGGAGTTGATGCCGCTTTTATAGAGAAAGTAAATGCTTTCCCGGGACAGGGGGTAGCTTCCACATGGAAGTTCGCCCAAAACTATGGGTTTGAGCGCGGAGTCGTGAGAACCTTAAAAATACCACTTTACGAAGTCCTGCCACAAAAATGGCAAAAAGGACTGGGAATACCCCAAGTAAAGGAAAAAACCAAACGAAAAGCCGCACTTAAGGATGCCGCGGGAAGGTTCTTCCCAAAAACACCTTGGACACTTAAAACTTGTGATGCGGCTCTAATAGCTCTATATGGCCTTAACACTTTATCCAGCACAGAAAACATCCCATAACACTCTTGTCAAAGCGCTTCAAACCCACCGATCCGCGCTTGACTCATCAGACACGGGGACAGGAAAAACGCTCAAAGCGGTGGAAGTTGCTAAAACCATGGGAGTTACCCCGTTCGTGGTTTGCCCGAAAACGGTAATTGCATCGTGGGAATCCACCCTAAAGGGGCAGGGAGTGCGGGGGGACGTGATTAACTGGGAGAAACTCAGGACTGGGAACACGTCTTACGTATCGAGGCGGGGTAAAAGGGGTTTTCACTGGGAACTGCCGCCGGAAACTCTGATTATCTTTGACGAGTGTCATAAAGCGAAGGGGGTTAGAACCCTCAACGCTAATATGATGATTGCGGCTAAGAAGCAGGGGTTCCAAATACTTATGCTGTCGGCTACTGCCGCCGAAGACCCGAGGGAGATGAGGGCTCTGGGGTTCGCTCTCAGCCTACATAACCTAAGTAACTTCTGGAACTGGGCGCAACACTGGGGGTGTGAATTTGATCGCTGGAAGGCTCTGCAATTCCCGGAAAGGAACAGAGGGAAGTTAAAAGAGCTTAACAAGCTCATTTACCCGGACAGGGGTCATAGGCTGACTCGGGATGATCTGGGGGACCACTTTCAGGTAACTCGGATAATCACTGACCCCATCAGATTCGGTAAAAAGTCGAAAATAAACGACCTTTTCGAGGAATTAGAGCCAGAAATAGCGAAATTAGAGTCTCGTAGAGATGGTGATGGGGATGAGCCCATTGTACTGACAACAATTCTACGTCTGCGTCAGGAGATAGAACTCCTTAAAGTCCCCGACCTAGCGGAGATGATTGACGAGGCTAGGGAGGCTGGTAACTCCGTGGCGGTGTTTTTGAACTTCACGGACTCTATTGATGCTCTGTCCCGGAGGCTAAAAGAAAACCACACCTTCATCCAAGGTGGGCAGACTAAAAGTGATAGGGATAGGTCTGTAGAAGAATTCCAGACTGGAAAGGTGGGGATTATTCTTTGTAATATTGCCGCGGGTGGTGTGGGGGTTAGTTTGCATGATACCGCGGGGAACTCCCCCAGAATAGCTCTTATAAGCCCTACGTATAATGCCAAGGACTTCCACCAATGTCTTGGTCGTGTGGATAGGCTTGGGGGGATGTCTGAAAGTGTTCAGCGGATACTGGTAGCTGAGGAAACCATTGAAACTAAGATAGTTAAATCAATGATGTCCAAAATCGAAAATTTAAAGTTGCTTCACGCAAAAAATGACGTATATAATACGACTACGATGAATACTGATGAAAAAACACCTGTTGTAGATGAGGAGGAAGCTCACGCTGAGTTTGGTCCGTCGTCCATTAAAATGTCTGCTCACTGTCCCGGTTACGAAGGGGAGTCGGGCACTAACCCCGCCGCTGAAATGGGCACACGTATCCATGAGGCTCTAGAGACGGGGGACTGGTCAAAGTTGAATGACTACGAGTCTTCACTGGCCCAAGGGTGTAGAAACGCGGAGGACTCCATATTCAACCACCACGGTTACGAGGTTATGGAACTGGATGACTACAAGGAAATCCGGTTAACTATGAAACTCCGCGACGAGGAAACATTTGGAACCTGTGACAGACTCACGGTTAATGGCACGGAGGCGGTGCAGATCGACTATAAAACGGGTCAAATGGCTGTGGAT